CGGCTTTGAGTGGGTGCTGCCAGCATGCGGAGGGGCATTTTTGGCATCGCTGATCTGGACGCTTTTTGCCGTTGTTCTAAACGCCATCCGAGCAAGGGGACAAGCATGACCGAGTGCCAGCATCGTTGGGAATCTGTCGAGGGGCAGCCCATCTACAAGTGCGCCAAGTGCGGCGTGTTCATGAGGATTATCAAATGACTAAAGAAGAAGCTCTGCAAACAATCAAACTACTGTCCGCGCTGGAGTCGTGGGCGTTCAGCACAAAGACTTCGTTGCCCGACTACCTGCACGACGACTTGCAAGGGGCAATGAAAGTTCTTGAGGAAATCGTACTGGAGAAGCAATGACACCTGTGCGTCAAAAGAAAATCCGCACACTGCTGCGCTCAAGACCGAACGGCATGTCGCCACTGGAGATCGCGGCGGTGCTTGAGATGCACCCAGCCAACGTCAGGACTGCTCTCAGGGCTATGCCTGACGTGTATGTTGACCGCTGGCGCATGGGTGGGCGCGGTCAGTACGAGAAGGTATGGGTTGCAGTGCCTGTGCCAGAGGACTGCCCTCACCCAAAAGACCGCACCAAGTGGGGTGTTCACCATAAGAAACCAAGGACCCAGTGGGTTATTACCGAAGGAGCAAGAGCATGAAAGCAACAAACAGACTGCGCTTTGTTGAGCGCGACAGTTATTCCAAAAACGGAGAGCACTTCACGCACCCTCACAAAGTACGAATCCTCCAGCAGTGGTGGGATGATAGCTATGTGACGCTCTCGGTTCACGTCACAGACAAAGATGGAAATGTGCTGCCGTCACCCAGCCGTGGCGAATGGCGCGATGTGCCGGTGGAGGTTGAGGCATGAGATACGAACAAGCCAAGCCGCTTGTCGAAGAGTTGATGAGCATCGCTGTGCTGTTTCACGCAAGCCCGAGCTTGCTGCGCCAGAAGATTGCTGAAGCCGTTGACAAGCATATCCCCGATCTTGACCCGGCCTGCATGGAGAGAGGCTGCCCCTGCATCGACAACTTTACGGAGCGCACATGACAGAAGAAGATGAAGAGTTTGGCCGCATCGAGCGCGAATCCGGTATGCGCAGAAATATCACGCCCAAGGGTACGGAGGCGCTGGTCTGCGAAGACATCGCAATCCGCCAATACCTTGGCCTGAGCAAGTACGGCGTCAGTGTGCAAGACAACCCGCTTGAGCTGCGCGAATGGCTGCAACACCAATACGAAGAACTTCTCGATGCCGCGGTCTATTGCCGGCGCGCTATCGAAGAGCTGGACAAACAAGGGAAGAAATGAAAATATCCACCACAGCATGGGCTATCAAACTTCGTGGCCGCAGCTTTTACAAGATGTCCACCGGCGGAGCAGTCACGCTGAACACCAAGCAAGATGCAGTCGCCTATGCCGATAGCATCACACGAACCACGGGCGTAAAAGCCGAAGCAATCCGCGTCAAAGTACGCATAGAGGAGACAGCATGATCGACGTATACCCAACCCACATTGAAGCCGTAGACGAGGACAACAACGTCCTGTTCATGCTCCACATGGAAGACGAGCACTGCTGCACGCTTCACATCAAAGAGCCTCTGCTGCTGAACAATCACAACTTGGAACAGGTGCTGACCGCCGTGCGACGTGGCGTGAATATGCTTGGACTGGAGGACTGAGATGCTCGTAAAAAAAGTGCGCGGCCAAAACAAAGTAGGCAAGATTATCTTGACGGCAGCTCAAGCCGAGATAGTTCGCAAGATGGGAATTCCACTGGAAGAGTACGTCAAACAAACGCTGTTGCTTATTGCCAAGAAGCGCAGGTGGAAATGGTTTTTTAAAAAAAACTCATAACATCCAAGCCCGCCACAGCGCGGGTTTTTTTACGTCCGGTAATCAGTCTGGTTCTTGTTGCCCTTGGCCTTATTGCATGGCCCGCACAACGGCTGAAGATTCTCGATGTCCAGCGCCAGCTCTGGAAAGAATTTGCGAGGCTTGATGTGGTCAAAGTTGATCGGAAACTTGCGACTGCCATCCCTGCCACACTTGCAGCAGACCATTCCATATCGCTCTGCGGCCAACTTCCTCAAGTCCTTCCATGCTTGCGTGTACAGGAAAGGGTCTGCAGTCTTGCGTAAAGCATCAGCAACCTCGTTGTCCGTCATCGCCGACGCCCTGAGTGCCCATGATGCCCTCATCGCCTTGCGCTGGAGTTTCTTCGATATGTTCATGGTTTACATCTTTGGTGGGTGCTAGGCTCGGCTGGACATGGCATTGCCTACGGGAACCGAATCCCGTTTGGCAACATTCCACATCTCCGGAGCCGTAGCTGAGTTTCGTGTGGGGTGAGCCTGATTCCAGCTTCGCTCACCTTCGGGTGCTTTCCGTTGACTGGCAACGTCTAGCATGGCCACCCGACCTGACGCCGCCACCCGCAGACTGAACCACGGACACCGTCAGTGTCATCCCCATTTGCGCATGCAACTTCTGTGCGCTCTCACCCCAGATCAGAACGTTGTAGGACTGGTGGACTGCGCTCTACACCTTGCGGCTTCCAACGCTTCCCTCATGCCAGCCCAAAACCCGATAGACCTCTGGAGCTAGTTGAGTGGCACAAATGAAAAAAGCCGCTTACAACTGCATTCGGGTTGCACCCTCCGGGAATCCCCAGAGGCCAAACGCATGTGTAAACGGCTTTCGACGTGTTGTGTGCAACGACAACGGCTCCAGTATATCAACAAATCGGAATAGTGTGCAAGCAAAAAAATCCCCCCACGTCTGAGGTGAGGGGGAATATTCACCCAACAGGAGAAACACAGCCCAGAGTTTACCTGCAAGTCTTCAACAGATCCAGTGCCTCTTGAACACTGTTCACAATATGCAGGTTTGGCCCCGGCCACTCATCGTGGAACTTTTGCTCCGCGTCCGTTAGCCGGCGCGCCGATGGCGGCTTAGTGCCATCCTTCACCTCCAGCAGCAGCGTGTGGCCGTTGTACCAAACCAACAGGTCAAACGTGCCCTCGTCATTGATGGCTTTGACGAAAGCACCGCAAGCGCGCATCGCCTTGATGATGTCCTGTTCACCAGCATCTCGTCGCGCAGCTCGTCTCATGGTTTGTCCTTATAAAAATATTTTCAAAAGATATTGTATTAGGTGTTGACGAACCTAATATAACAGGTACAATCAAGCCTCACACAACAGACAGGAGTTACACAGATGACACCGGAAGAAAGGCAAGAAAGCATTGCAATGCTCAACAGGTCCATCGGCCTTGCAAACAAACACGGACAGACGCTGCTCGATGACGCAGAAAACGTCGGCGGAGTGGCGGCAACAACAGCGGCAATCATGCTGTCGTCCTACTGCTCAATGCTTGGCATGACCATGCATGAGGCCGTGGACTTGTTCATGTCCATCCACAAGAAAACAGTTGAGATGATGCGTGAGGCCGAAGAATGAAACTGACTAACCGCAACAACCTGCCCGAGACAATCATTAACGTGATCAAGCGGCCAGAGTACAACAAGGGCAAGTCCAACATGTCGGTGACTGAGCTGCTCAACAGCCCACGCATCGTGCAGCTCAAGCGCAAGCACTGGGACGATCTGACTGAGGACGCATCAGACATGGTCTGGTCTATCTTTGGCACTGCCATCCACGGCGTACTGGAGCACGGCAAGGACGACCACCACATCGTTGAGCAGCGCATCCACATCGAGCTCGATGGCATGCACATCAGCGGCGCAATCGACCTGCAAGAGATCACTGAAGACGGCATCATCCTGTCGGACTACAAGACGACCAGCGCATGGGCCGTGATGAACGAGAAGCAGGACTGGCACAACCAGCTCAACAGCTACGCCTATCTGGTGGAAGCGGCCAAGAAGATTCCCGTGTGCAAACTGCAGATCGTGGCCATCGTGCGTGACTGGAGCCGCCGTGACGCAACAACCCGTGACGGCTATCCTGCTGCCCCCATCGTGGTGATCGACATCCCCCTGTGGTCTTTTGCTGACCGCGAGGCTTATTTGCGCAGCCGCATCTCACTGCACGGCGATGCCTTCTTTGAGATGGAAACAGATGGCGATATGCCTGAATGCACACCCGAGGAAACTTGGGAGAAGCCGACCACCTATGCGCTCAAGAAGGACGGCAACGTCCGAGCAAAGAGCGTTCACGAAACACGCGAAGCAGCAGACACCGCTCTGACTGCCGCAACAGAAAAAGCCAAGAAGGGCGAAAAGTTCCTGATCGAAGTCAGAGAAGGAGGGCGTACACGCTGCGAGAGCTTCTGCCAAGTAGCGCCGTACTGCCAACAACACCAAGAGTATCTATCCAACAAAGCCAACAAGGAGTAACACCATGGCAACAACAACACGCATCTATCTCGTAACCACTGCAGCCGGCACAGCCCGTCTGGTCAAGGCGGCAGTCCCATCACAAGCCATCACCCATGTGGCAAAGCAAGTTTACTCAGCGCGTATTGCATCGCAAGACGATCTGGTTGAAGCGCTGAGCAACGGCATCAAGGTCGAGTCATACGGCGAATCAGCTCAAGGCGAGCTGGAAGTCGAGTAATCAAATACGGGGGAAAGCGGATGCCGAATGCGCTTGTTGGTAATGACCGAAGGGAAACCGTTCGGGGCTAAGGACGCAGCGAGTACCCCACCTACAAGGAGAAACACATGAAAAAACTAATCGCAACAATACTGGCCGCTGCGGCTCTTGCTGGATGCCAATCCGATGCAGACGTAGCATCACGAAACGTATCCAAAGCCGCGGATAACTTTGAGGTTGCTCGTCGCGTGATCTTCTATAACGGAATCACAAACGACTATATGCTGTCCATTGAAGGCTACTGCAGCCTCGGCAATAACGACAAGGCGGGTTACCTTTCGGTGACCTGCAAGACTGGCCCCGGCGCCTTTAAGAAGCACTTCCTCGGCCTGTCCGATAACGTGACCTTCTTCGTTGAGCAACTGGATGTAAAGAATGTCAGCACGAGTTTTTATCGTGTTGTGTTCAAGCCTTCGGTCATTATTCCCGACATCGAAATCCGCTGAACAAGGAGAAACACATGGGCTGGATCATTGGCTTAACCTGCTTATTCGCATGGTTCAATCACATCTTCACTTGCTTCAGCGAAGGCTTGTGGGGATTCTTAATCGCGGGAGCTTTGATGTTCCCAATCGGCATCATCCACGGCGCATGGCTGTGGTTCCAGTAAGGAGAACACCGTGAAAGAAATTCAACTCAAAGAGTTCTTGCGCAGTGTTAAATTCATCGAGTCGCTCGGCTGCAAGTTCAAGATCATCACGCCAGACAACGGAGAGTACGGCGATCTGGAAGTGGTTGTAAATAAGCCACAACGCAAGGGCAGCCGCTTTCCTCATGGCGAGATCACAAACTTCGTGCGCGCCAACTTGGACATGAATGCCGAGGTGGGTAGCGTTCAGGAGATATTCGTTCCTGAGAAATATATTCCGCTGCACATTCAGGCATCCGCCTGCCACATCTTGTCGCGTGTTTGGGGTCGTGACACATACACCACATGCCTCAACAAAAACAACATGAGTATCGAAATTTTGAGAATTGCAAAAGGAGAATGAAATGCGAATCAAAGATTTTTTCACCGACTTCGATGTCAACCCGATCAGCCCCAACCCAATGCACGGGCCGATCACTCAGGAGTTGATCGACTTTATCCGCGAGCGCAACGAAGAAAAGCGCAAGGCATCCATCCAACAGCTTGGCGACAAGTGGCTTCTCCACCCCAAGAACAAAGAATCACGTAAGGAAACAGCATGAAAGAAATCGCATCAGCACTGGTCAAGGCTCAGAAAGAGTTTGGACCAGCGCTAAAGACCCACACCAACCCGGCATTCCGCAGCCGCTACGCAGACCTGTCCGCTTGTATTGAGGCCGTCATTGATGCCTTGAACAACAACGACATCTTCTTGATGCAGCCAACGCACGAATGCACGGACGGCGTGATCGTGGAAACCATCTTCCTTCACTCCTCCGGCGAGCAGATCAGCAGCGGCAAACTGCACGTGCCAGCCACAAAGCATGACGCACAAGGCTACGGCTCAGCCCTGACCTACGCGCGCCGCTACAGCCTGATGGCATCCTGCGGTATCGCACCAGAGGACGATGACGGCAACAACGCATCCAAGCCAAAGGCAGCGCCAGCCAAGCCGGCTCCTGCGCCAGCAAAGACCGCAGAAGTGCCAGCCAAGATCGAAGGCAAGGACACACCTTGGCAACTGAAAGTTTCCTCGAGCCCAGACGGCGATGGACCGGCATGGTCGCAACTTGTTCTCGATGCAACAGGCCTGCAGCTTGCCCAAGCGAAATCAGAAGAAGACGTCATGTCCATCTTCAAAACAAACCGCAACATCTACGAGCAGGTCAAGTCGCTGACACCAACAGCGTATGACGTGCTGATGGAAGAATTTAAACAGGCGCGAGCCAAACACAAGGAAGCAGCATGAAACAGTACATCGGCGTCAAATTAATCAACGCTATCGACATGACCCGTGCGGCGTACAACATCCTCCGAGGCTGGGAGCTACCCGCTGACGAGAATGGTGACGATGCCGGGTACCTCGTCGAATATCTCGATGGTGGCAAGGCCAACCACAAAGACTTCGAGGGATACATCTCATGGTCACCAAAAGAAGTTTTTGAGAACGCCTACGGCCCCACTGATGGCATGACCTTTGGTCTGGCCTTGGAGGCTCTCAAGCGTGGTCACAAGGTCGCTCGAAAGGGCTGGAATGGCAAGGGCATGTGGCTCATGCACATCCCTGCTTCGCACTGGGAAACCACTCGTGGTATTGAGTTGTGCGAAGGACTTCCTTGGATTGGCATGAAAACGGCAGACGAAAAGTTTGTTCCGTGGTTGGCATCACAGACAGACATGCTGTCATCCGACTGGTCTATTATTTAAGGAAAAGAAATGAACAACATCACAGTAGCCGGAACCATCGGCAAAGACGCAGAAGTAAAGTATTTGGCCAACGGAGATGCAATCTGCAACTTCTCTGTGGCAGACAGCCAAGGCCGTGATAAGCCAACGATCTGGTGGAACTGCGGCCTGTACGGCAAGCGCGCTGAATCGCTGTCCCAGTACTTGCTCAAAGGCCAAGCCGTCGCAGTGACAGGCTCCGTCTCTGAGCGTGAGTGGACAGACAAAGAAGGCAACAAGCGCAAGTCCATGGATCTGCGTGTGAACGACGTTGCCCTGCAAGGTGGCCGCAAAGATGCAGAGCCACAGCAAGAGCGCCGCGCAGCACCGAAGCCACAGCAGTCATTTCCTGAAGATGACTCAGACGTACCCTTTTAAAAAGGTATAATCTCTGACATACCCTGTTTTGGAGATCAACATGAAAGCATGTAAAGGTTGCGGAATTGAAAAACCATTGGACTTGTTTCACAAGCAGCCAAAAACAAAAGACGGTCACGTCAACTTTTGCATCGCATGTATATCTGAAAAGAGAAAAATTTTCCGCCAAAACAATAAGGAGCTTCTGTCAGAGAGAGACAAAAAAAGAGCCAAAGAACCAAAGCGGATTGCAAGGCATAAAGAGTATTTGAAAAGTTATTTCTTGACTGATAGGGGGAAGGAGGTTCGCAAGAAATCCATAACCAACTACAACGAGAGATACCCATTAAGGAAGGCCGCTCACATACTCACAAGCAGGGCAATCAGAACTGGAAAACTCATAAACCCAAAAGTTTGTTCCGAGTGCAATTCGGAAGAGGAAATTCAAGCGCATCACGACGACTACACAAAACCTCTTGAGGTCAGATGGTTGTGCTTGTCTTGCCACACTGGGTGGCACAAAGAAAACAAACCAATTTATGGAGATTGAAACAACGAATGAAAACACTTCAATTCGAGGCGGTAAAAATTGCCATGAAGCAGGACCGCTCTGGCATTGTTTTGACCCTCAACATCCACCCAGACGAGGTGCCAGAAAGCCTGATGCGTGACTTCGTTGGAGCGCGCTATCAGGTGGTGATGGTCAGGCTCAATGGTGAAGATAAGCCAATGAACAGGGATCACGAATACAGCCGTGACCCGGTTCGCACCGCAGGCATTCTGTGCCGCGATAAACAGTTCGCTCAGTACCTATTCGAGAAGGAAGAGATCTTCGAGAAGAAAGAGGCTGACGTAATCGAGTGGCTCAAAGGCGAGATCGGAATCGAATCCCGCACAGAGCTGAAAGAAGACCAACAAAAGGCCAAGAAGTTTTGGTCAATCAATGAGGAGTTCCAGTTATGGAAACAAAGCGCCTGATCCCATACTCCGTGCATTTGCCGGAAGAGGTTTACAAGAAGCTCAAAGCCGCAGCAGGCGAACGCAAAGCATCAGCACTGGTGCGCGATGCCATCACCATCATCGTGGACGGAGATGACGAATTCAACGGCG